AAGAGATAACTCTGTTGGTACTGTTACTCATAGAATTCAAGGTAATTATGAAGTCGATGCTAGGGGACGTTATCGTGTTAGAGCATTAGGTAACCTTAACTTCGAGTCTACAACTGGTGGAATGTATACCAAGCTGGCTGGAGCATCTTATAGCACAATTTTTGGTCCAAAAGAAGAGAAAATTGTCGGTCTTAAAGGACCAGCCGCTACAACTGATCCAACACAAACATATAAACTTGATCTGGGACCGAATGCGATGGGTATGGTGATGAAATCTGCTGGTGGTATTGGTGTCACTGCTTCAATCGGTAATAGTTTCTTCATTAATAAAGTAGGTACATTGAATGTAACTGCAGGTGGTACGATGACTGTAAAAGCACTGTCAATTTTCCTCAACTGAAAATCGACCTTCGGTTACAGAAATTGCGAAAAAAAATCGCCCCCAAAAAATCTCCAAAAAGGTTGATGTAACTAAATACTAAAGGGAAATTGAGTGAGAGTATGCTATCTACACAATACCGACTACGACTGGAATTTATTTGTAAACGTATAGCAAATAATGACGATGTAAAACTAGATGACATGATTTGGGCACAAAAATTAGCAAAAGCAAACACATCTGCTAATGAGATGTTAAAAATGGCAAGACGCCAAGCTGCTCAAGATATTCAAGAAGGAAGCACTGATGATTTTCTGAATAGGATGGGTTTAGGAGATCCCGATCCATCCAACCATAAGAAGGGATTCACTGATGCTGATGATATTAAGGATTGGTTTCAGCAAGATAAACCCTCGGATTGGAGGCAACGTGACTGATTATGTTTGTATCGCTACATGGGACCCTATTTTTGAGATGATGCGCTATCATTGGGTACATAAGTCTGAAAAGGATCCTGTGCAATTTGTGAAAAACCTCAACCCAGAGCAAGAAGTGCTATGACAATTAAGATCACTCCTCAAACATATATTGATATGAATAAGGAATTTGAAGATGATAATATACCTTTTAGAATTGCTATTCCCACACAACAAGTAATTGATGAGTGGGCATCTACAACAGCGCCACATTATCAGGCACCACCAGCAGTAGATATGGTTCAAGAAATGTGGGATGCTATTGGAGGACGCCCTGATGAAAAATGAGAATGATGAAAAGTTTGCACTTGAAATACAACTAGATAATATATGCAGAATATTAGGTGGTGAAGCAAAGTATTATTTCTGTTCTAGTAAAAACACAACTCATAGAAAACTGGTAATCGAATATGAACACAGCAGTAATCTACAGTAACGGCAGTCAAGAGTGTGAGCGTATTGCAGCACTACTCAAGTCTATCGGAGGAGAGTTTCACGAGTATAAACTCAACGAACATTTTACTCAAAGAGCGTTTGAAGCAGAGTTTGGAAACGAAGCTACATATCCACAAGTTTCTATTGGTGCCAAGCATCTTGGTAACATGCATGACACATTACATTACATGAGTGACAAAGGAATGTTTGTGTGATATAATAGCGGTTGGTGACTAAATAAAAACGTAGTCAAGATGTTATGAAATACTCATTATCTCAAGCATACGTTTTTTATATGGGAAGTGTGGTACGTATGTATTTCATACAGAGTATCCCCTACACATTTGACGAACTCCCACTAATTATTCAAGAGCACCCATCAGTTCAGACTGAAGCATTGCAAGGTCGTGACTGGGATGACGAAGAATTATATAAATGTTCTTCATATCTTGCTGAAGAGGAATGTCATCCTCTGATGTTTGATATTGAAGTTAATGATCCTGAACTATTACCCAAAGATGATTGAACAATTTATAGAATGGTTTGAAGGAACATGGGAGAATAAAGTCCAGGCATTTTCAAACCCCGCTAGGTTTGCTATGGTGCGTCTACAGCACCACAAAGTGCCTGGAACGGACGCTATGTTCTATGGCGAACAAGCTTACAATTATCAACTACATGCCCCTTACAGGCAGTTTATCGTAGAAGCAATTGAAGATCCTAATGGTCAAATTAGGGTTCTTAATTATGATTTTGAGAAATATCGTTATTTGGGTGCTCTGAATCTAGAACAAATCAAGTACGACAAGGGGTTGACACACAAGCAAAAGTGTGATACAATTATGACTTACGACCCAAATAAAAACCAATTTAACGGTTCTATTGACGGTTGTGAGTGCTTGGTTCCCTACAAGGGAGATCAAATGACCTATGTCAGAAATGAGGCAACTCTTGGCATAGACTATTATAATGTGGTTGATCGTGGATTCCTTGTAGGAACTGTAAACCAAGTTTGGGGTGGTCGTTTTGGAGAGTTTGAGTTCAAACGTATGCCCCTGTAGCTCAGCTGGTAGAGCACCGCTTTTGTAAAGCGGTTGTCGCAAGTTCAAATCTTGTCGGGGGCTCCAGTCGATGTGGCGGAATTGGTAGACGCGCCAGGTTTAGGTTCTGGTGGGGTAACTCGTGGAGGTTCAAGTCCTCTCATCGACATTAGGAAATTATGCAATTCGCTTTAGAAACTTACATTAAAGACATTTCTGTCTGTGATGATCTCATTAAATTCTTTCATGAGTCTCGTTTCTCAAGTATGAATCGCGGTCCTGGTACTGTATATGGCAGCAGAGGAAAAGTGGGTAAAAAGTCCACAGATCTCTCTGTATTTCCTTCAGAACAGCGACAATTTCCTATAATCATGCGATATCTAAATCAATTGATTTCGTGTGCTGATCAATATATCGCAAAATTCCCATGGTGTAATGAATATGCTCCTTGGGGTTTGACTGAAGGTATCAATATCCAATGGTACAAACCAGGTGAGGGGTATTATGATTGGCACACAGAGCGGTGTGATGCTAATTCTCCCATGAGAGATCGACATCTTGTTTGGATGACATATCTAAATGATGTTGAAAATGGAGGTGGAACACAGTTCTATCACCAAAACACAACTGTAGGAGCGAAGAAAGGTAAAACCTTGATATGGCCTGCAGACTGGACTTATACTCATAGAGGTGAAGTTGCTCCGAATGAAGATAAGTACATAATTACTGGTTGGTTTAACTATGAAATCACTGGATGAATACAATTTTAGTGGTCGTCCAGTGACCTCCATGAATATCCTTCTTCTCATCAGCGATTTAGAAGGATCTTATCAAAATCTCAAATGGATGGGGTTGAAAGAAGACATGGAAACTCTTGAAGAAATGAAACGTAGATATTACAAACTCTACTATCAAAAAAAGAAGGAAGAGAAGGCAAACAATCCTCTATAGCTCAGCTGGTAGAGCACGGAACTGTTAATTCTGTTGTCCCTGGTTCGAGTCCAGGTGGAGGAGTTGGCGATACTGCCAAACCAAACCCCTTCCGTGTGCTATGAAACCTCCCTGCAAGGGGAGGTTTTATTGTATAAATAATCCAGAAGAATAGTCCTAGAAGGAACGGGTTAATTATGCCTCTTACAAGACTTGATAATCTTTACTCAAGTAAAACAGGTAAGTATCTATATGTATCGCCAGATGACTTTAATGCGACAGATGAGTTAGACAATAGAGGTAACTCCCCATTACGTCCATTTAAGTCTATCCAGAGGGCATTCCTTGAGGTAGCACGATACTCTTACCTACCTGGTAAGGATAATGATAGGTTTGACCAGTTCAGCATCATGCTGATGCCTGGTAACCACTACATTGATAACCGTCCTGGTCTTGTAGAGACTGCTAATCCCGAATCTAGATATTTTGATTCTGGTAATCTAATTGAAGCGAATAAACAGCTCATTGTTGATCGTTCTGCTGCAGAAATTTTCGTACAACACCCCGATTTCTTCTATCCTGGTGATGCTGCATCTGATGATGGGTCTAGATATGCTGACGCATATCGTCTAGTACAGTTGAATCGTAAGGAGATTGTAGACAAATCTGCAGCACATCTTGCAGTTGAATTCCCTGACTTCTTCTATCCTGGCACTAATGGTACAACAGAAGCTGAATATAGATTTAAAGATGGATATCGCCTAATCCAACAGAACAAGAGAGAAATTGTTGATAGGGCAGCAGCAGAAATTGCTGTAGCACACCCTGATTTCTTCTTCCCTGGCGACCCTGCAGACGATCCTGTATACAGATTTAAGGATGCATATCGTCTGATTCAGCAGAACAGAACTGAAATTATTGATAGTGCTTGGACTGCAATGCAGGCTGGTGCTAATGCCGCTGATCCTGCTGATGAGGCAAAGTGTAAGCGTGACATCGGTCTTCTAGTTGATTACGTTGGTATTGACCTTGTAAAAGGTGGTAACGAGTATACTCGTAAGTTCACCCTGAAGTATTTCCAAGGTGGTGTATTCTCTTACATCATTAGTGAAGTGTTGTCTACAAATGACGCATATAATGCTGCTAGGGATCTGATGATCCAAGCAATGAAGAATGAGTTGACAATCACTGATGCTACTATCACGATTGATCCTAATTCATGTGCTAACGTAGAGTCTGCAATCAATGTCTTGGTTCAGATTGTTACCGATGCATTTACTGCTGCTGATGCATCAGGACTTCCCGCAGAAACACTAGGATCTGATCTAACAAATGAAGCAAAATGTAAGCGAGATCTGGGTATATTTGTTGACTATCTTGGGCTTGATCTGGTTAGTGGTGGTAACGAGTACACTCGCCGTTTTACTGGTACGTATTTTGATAACACTGGATCCCCAATTGCTAATGGTCTGCTAGGAGAAGAAGCACAATCTATCACTGCTTTCAACAAAGCGCGTGATTTGATGCAGTCTGCAGTCAATAACATCTTGTTGGTTCAAGATTCTACCATCACTGTAGATGGTGGTGGTTGTGCTAACGTACAGTCTGCAATCGCTACACTAACGCAGATTTTTACTACTGTAATTAACGATGGTAACCTATCACAACTTCCTGTTGAAAACCTAGGAAACCTTGCTAGTGCAAATGAAATCGAGTGTAAGCGTGACCTTGGTGAGTACATCGACGCTATCTCTCTTGACGTTGCACTTGCAGGTGGTAACAGATACACACGTAAGTATCTGAAGACATACTTCAATGAAGCAGGCAATGCTTTCATTAGTGGTTCTCTAGAAAATGAGCAAACAGAGTCTATCGTTGCGTTTAATAAAGCAAGAGATCTGATGATTGATGCGTTCAGAAATGAACTCTTCTCAAAAGATTCGACTATCACTGCTGATCCTAACGGCACTCCTCTGTGTGCTGATGTTGCTAGCATGGTTGGCACTCTTGCCGCTATTGTAGAGACTGTCCTAGCTGATGGTAACCTAACACAACTTCCTGCTGAAGTTGTTACTGATCACGAGACACCTGGCGAGACCAAGTGTAAGCGTGACATCGGTTTCATTGTTGAGGCTGTTCTTTCTGACATCAGAAACGGTGGCAACAGCAACACTATCTCTGTAGCAAAGACTTACTTTGACAGAGAAGGATCTCCTCTAGCAAATGGTATTGTTGGCGAAGAGGCAGAAAGCATCACCGCATACAATAAAGCGCGTGATCTGATGAAGTTGGCAGTCACGAACTCCTTGCTAGACAAGGATCTGACTATCTCTCCTGGTCCTGCTATTGCAGGCGCTAACACCCCTGACATCGAGTATGACGAGTCTGGTAACCCTGGTGCATGTATTGACGTTCAGACAAACATTCAAACCCTGGTAACAATCCTTACCGATGTTATTAGTGCTGGTAGCTTGAGTGTATTGAGTTCAGTTACAGTTACTGGTGTTGTACCTATCTTTGACTACAACAGAGCACTTCAGGAATGGCAAGATGACAGCATCATTGACCTAGGTAACCCTGATAACGTATTCTATAAGTTCAACTCTACCGAGGGCGGTTGTATCGTCCCCAGAGGTTGTTCTCTAATCGGTTATGACCTCCGTCGTACCATCATCAGACCTCTATATGTACCTGATCCCGTTGATGGTGATCAAGAAAGAACTGGTATCTTTAAACTGACTGGTGGTTGTTACCTATGGCAGTTCACTATCAAGGATGGTGACCTCTCCGAAAACTCCCCACTATATGATCAGGCAGACAAAGTAGGTAAGGTATACTACAAGAATAATTCTACGGATCTGAAGATTCCCGAGTATTCCCACCACAAGATCTGCATTATGACCTATGCAGGTAATGATGAACTAGATCGTTACTACGAAAAAGTTGGTAGAGCATTTGCACAGTTCCAGCCTACAATTGATGATGGCGAACTAGAAGCACTGGTACAAGAGACTAGAATTGTTGGTCCTCTATCTGATACCAGAACTGTTGAGCAAATTGAAGTTGTTGATATTCCTGGTACATCTACTTCTAGACTCACTGTTACTACCAAGATTGAGCACGGATACTTCAAAGGTCAGTACATCGCTGTTATTAACAGTGGTTTATCTGATGAAGTCAACGGAACATTCAAGGTTGATACCATTGATGATAACAATCCAAAGGTATTCACCTACATCATTCCTATCACAGCTGCTGGTCTAGGACTGGTTTCGGGTACAACTTACAGCACTGCTAACGGTCTTGGCACTAGTGCAGTGATTCAAGCGGAAATTGACTCTGTTGAGTCCGCATCTCCGTATGTTTTCAACTGCTCGATTCGTTCTACCTGGGGTCAGTGCGGCATGTGGGCGGATGGATCCAAGGCAACTGGATTCAAGTCGATGGTTGTTGCACAGTACACGGGTGTTTCGCTCCAGAAAGATGACAGAGCATTCATTCGTTACGATAGATTTACTAACACATGGAACCAAGCATCACTAACTGATGCATTTGCTACTGTTCCTTATCACACTAAAGGTGATGCATACTGGAAGGATGAGTGGAGAAACTTCCACATTCGTGCTTCGGATGACTCCTTCATTCAGTGCGTCTCGGTCTTCGCTGTTGGTTTCCACGATCACTTCCTGATGGAAAGTGGTGGTGACATGTCTATCACCAACTCGAACTCCAACTTCGGTAACACTTCACTCCACTCTATTGGTTTCAAAGGATTCTCCTTCAACCAAGATAAAGGTGGTTATATTGATGCTATCATTCCTCCCAAGGTTGTTGATACTAATGTAGAGTCGATTAAGAAAAATTCTTACTACACTCTTGACATCGAAGCATCAAACGATGTTGCTAATAACACCAAACTATATCTTGCTGGTGATACTAATAAGGATCCAGCTTCACGTCCTGCAGCATCTATTGATGGATATAGAATTGGTGCCAAGCAAGATGACAGACTATATGTCAAACTGCCTTCTGGTGGTGTAGGTGGTAAGCAGACGTATCATGGTACACTAGAACCGTCTGGTATCAAAACAGTCACGGCATCTTTGTCTACTCTAACACCTAGTAACTTGAACGTATTGTTCGATCTAGATGGTGATGGAAATGATGACTTTAACAAGGCATATGATGCTGCTAATCTTATTGAGAAGAACAGATCCTATCTTGCTCAAGAGACTTATGGATACATCACTGCTGAATATCCAGCACTTCTGACTAACACATCTCTAACTATCACCAAGTGTGAGAGAGATATTGGATTTATTGTTGATGCTGTTGTCAAGGATCTTCGTGTCGGCGGTAACATCAACACTGTATATGCTTCCGAGTCTTACATCTCTAGTGGCAACGTATCCTATGTTGATACTGAACTAACTGAAACTCTTATTGCATATGACTACCTGAAGAGATTGATCTTCGGTGTAATTCGTAACGGTACACTCCTAATCAAGAATTGCACAACTTCTACATCTAGTCCCAATATTATTGTTGGTGATACTTCTGGACTCACAACTGGTATGCAGGTCAGTGAGTACGCCGAGAATGATTTTGTTAATGGTTTCTTGACCCAAGGTTCCTCACGTCTTGGCACTAACTTACTTGGAAGTAGTCCACTTATTATTACCCAGATTATCAATGCAACTACCATTGAAGTGGCTGATCCTGCAACTGGACAGGTTTATCAACCACAACTGGATAGCAGCACTACTTGGTTGTATTTTGAGAATGTCAACCAATACTCTTCATCTCCTCGTGTTGTAGATCTTTCGATCACTCAAGACGATACATATCCCGAGTGTACTAACATTGTTACTGCTATCGAAGGATACTTTGATGTTGTCAATCTGGTACTGAATGGCAACGGTAATCAAGTAACTAGAGTTGAAGCTATCATTGAGTCTTCGTCTCTAATTGGTAGAGCAACTGTATTTGTAGTTGATACTGGTAATGGGGATACTGATCCTCATGGATTCCAAACAGGAACACCTGTAAGACTTATTCCAAGAGCAACTAATGCTGGTGTTGACAAGCGTCTAGTCAGACTACCTCGTGGTTTTGAGACTAACAGACCATACTATGTAATTGCTCCTGGCAGAGATACATATCCAAATTCGTTTAATAATACTTCAGAGTTTGATAATAGTGCAGGCACCAAGTTGCTGCTTGCTGCTACTAAAGAAAATGCTGCTGCTGGTATCTATATCTACTCTTCTGAAACAGAGAGTATGAGTCCTGACGTTGAACTATTGGTTCAGCAACAGATTCTTGACGAGAATTATGACTTGCACAGATATGTTTGTAATGTCTCTGGCATTTACATCGAAACAGATATTCCGCACACATTCGACGTACCTGTACCAAATGTCCCAGCACAAACCATCTTCTTCGCTACATCTGGTGATGCAAGTTCTCAACTACCGACTATTTCGGGTGCTGGTGATGTGGCAACAGATGTGTATTACTTCCCACGTTTTATCTCCAAGACGAAGTTTAGCGTTCACACCACCCAAGCAGATGCTCAAGCTGGTACAAACGCTGTCATATTTACTGCAAATAGCGGAAGCGATTTTGTTGTCTATGGAAACAAAAAGACTTCCCCCCTCAAGTACGACCCAGTTGACTTCCAGAGATGGTATCTAAATGTCAAGGATGAGTCTTCAGGTGGTACTGATCCTAATGCTATCCTGACTAGATTCCATGCTACTGACTTTGTAGATGGTACTGGTAATCTATTCACTCCAGATACTTACTATGAAAGAATTGAGGATAACAGATCTGCTCTTGATAGAATCTATCGCTTGCGTTATGTTCTTCCACAGTATCTACAGACAGTTCGTGAACCACTCAATGGTTATGTTATTAAGTCAAGAACTGATGATAGAAGACGCCTGAAGGCACAGAGGTTCTATCTAGAACCCTTCAGCAACGGCGCACCAGCGGTTGCACAGTTCTTTAACCCTGCGAGACCTACCGAGCAATTGGGACTGTCTCTGGCGGATCTGGACGCTGCTAGCGTTGATATTAGTGGTGGATTCTATGATCCATACGAAAATCCACTACAAGTTGAGTTTGAGTCCAAGATTGCGACTACAATTCAGTCTGCTAAAACTATTTCTGTTGATCCTCAAGGAACAGGAACTGAAGTAGACAGACTTGAGTTGACTGTATTTGATCATACAATTATCAACCAGCAACTGAAGAATGAAATCTTCACTGTTATTGAGATTGGAGCTCCACAAGGTGCAGGCATCCAAACCAGCATTTACAATAGTAATACCGACAACTATATCAGTTGGACTGGTTATTGCTCTGGATCTGGTTATGTTCATGCATACTATCAAGCTGATGCAACAGCATTTGTTATCCTGAAGAACATCACTGGTAAGATTGATTTTAATGTCTATAGTCCTACTAACTTTGTTCAGAACAACGGAACGTTCTTCAATCTAACTGGACAACCTGATGCATATCCCACTTCTCTTTCTAGATCGGACAGAAAAAATTTCCTGTATAGAATTGAGGGTGCTAACGTTTATACCGCAGTTCCTGGTGATAAGATCACCACACCTGGTGGCGACACATATACTATTTCTAGACTCGAAGATGTTCCTGATATTGATGATACCTTCTACATCTTCAATATTGAGACTATTCAAGATCAGATTCCTCTTCAGCAAGATGGTATCTACTATCTGACTGCTGTTCGTGGTAATATCTCTCCATATCCTTTGGGTGCTGGTGTTGGTACTAACTTCCACTACTACAGGTTCTCTCAACCTATTTCTAATCTGTATCCTCTGGATTATAAGAATGATCCACTGTGGTTCCAGGTCAGTCTTACCACTGGAACTAGAGATCTAACTATTCTTGATCCCCCAGCATCAGCAGCTGCTGCAGATAACTACGTTCATGGTCTTGTTACTCTTAACGACTACAAGTTCAGTGAAACAAAAGAAGCAGTTGTTGACCTGACTAGAACTTCACCTTTTGCTGCTTATGAGTTTACTAATAATACAAGCAACCTGAATAGTATAATTCTAGACAATAGAATTCAAGCACAGGAAGGTAATGCATCTGTAGGTTCCGAGAACAGACAGATTCCTATCTCTGGTGACTCTGTATATCCTCTGGAGAAGAGATTCTATACAGAACTTCGTAGACCATCTATCGCAAGATCTGGTAACCACACATTTGAGTATCTTGGATTCGGTCCTGGTAACTACTCAACTGGTTTCCCACTTCGTCAGGAAGTTGTTCTATCTGATAAGCAAGACTTCTACGCACAAGCAAAACGTGAAGACGGCGGTATTGTCTTCTACACGGGTCTAAACTCTAACGGTGACCTCTATATTGGTAATCGTAAGATCAACGCTATTACAGGCGAAGAGACGTTCCTTGAGCAGGCAGTTCTTGAGGATAGTGGTGATGACGATGAAGGAATCGGCGCACTAGTTACTACTTTCGACACAGCAGTTACTTTCAATGATAAGGTAACCATCGAAGGTGATACCTTCCTCAACAATCCTGTTACGATTAACGTCGATCCTCTAGAAGGCGATGCACTTCGTATTCTATCTCTGGTTGACACTGGTGATGATCCTACACAAGACAGATCTTCCTTCAGAGATACAAGAGATGGTGACATTATTCTCACCAAGAACCAGATTGAAGCTGCGGTTTACAAGTTTAACCCACGCGGTAATGTAAATGATCCTGGTCAAGTTTATACCTGGAGAACACATTACACTGGTGGTCTTCCTTCTAATGCTTCTCCTGATAACACTGGTCTTCTAGCAGATGGTCAAGGTGGTACTGCCTTCTATACTCTACAGAGTATTACTTATGGATCTTCTATCCTACCTGCAGCTGGTGATGTTCTATACAAGGGTCTAGAAGTTGGTAGTAGCGGTTCAATGGGTTGGGTTTACTCCAACTTCTTTACTGAACTAGGTGATCTACAGATCTTCTCTATTGCCTCTAACAATACAGCAGAACTTACAATCACATGGGCTGCTGGTCTAGACAACAACGGACTAGGAATTAGAGTTGGTGAAAATCTACGTATCTCTAACTTCAGTAACTCGTTCTTGAATGGTACATGGGCAGTTCTTGCTGGTGGATTCTCTGGAACAGGTAACACTTGTACAATCAGAATCTTCAATGAGATTGCACAGAACACCTACGCATGGGCAGATGAAGGTCCTGGTGCGAAGATGGAAATCTCCAAGTCCAGATGGAAGGAGACTGGTATCATCGGTGCTGAAGCACTTCGCACAAGAACTGAAGTACCTGGTGATTACAGACTGGGTATCAACACCATCGGCAGAATGGCGAAGGAAGGTGTACTCACAGCTTCTGTAAGTGCTGAAACAGATCCAAGATCTAACTTGGATGTTGTTGGTAACGCATTCATCAGTGGTAAGAATTTAGTATCCTATGATGCTGTTGGTGCAGTAACTGCAAACAACTACCTAGCAGAACCTTCTGTTGGTAAGACATACTTTGCACTCACTAATGCATTCTTGGTTGGTGGTGACAGTTCTGATCCTGATGATTTTGCTACTCTTCGTGTTGCAACTTCTGATCTAGCAGTTGCTAATCAATCGTCAACATATAGAGCAGGTGGTCGCGTTGGTATTAACACCAGCATTGGACTGGATGCATCTACTGAACTTGATAAGAACTTCGTTGTAATCGGTGATTCCAGATTTACTGGAAATGTACAGATTCAGGATGACTTGAGTGTAGATGGTGGAGACATCAACTCTACTTCAGAAACATTCAGGTTCCTAACTGATAACGTTGACTTCCTGATTGCTGCAAGTGATACCGAATCGTTTAACATCGGTAACAACACTACAAGTGATCAACTCATCAACATTGGTAACAATGTTTCTGATGCTTCTTCTCACACATTGAGAGTTGGTGCTAACGCTGGTGTCACTACATTTGAAGTTCATAAGCGTTCTACTAACGCATTTGTTGATATCGCATCAGTAGAGGATGTAGTAGGTTCTGCCTGTTCGATCAAGATTGGTGGTGCTGCTCCTAACCTGAACTCTCAAACCTTAATTGGTACGTATCAGACTAGATTGAATGGTACTCTGGAAGTTGGCGCTTTCGCTGGTACATCTAGCACTAGAATCTTCACCACTGCAGCTACACTGAATATTGGTGACGGACAGAACACTACAAGAGTTACTATTGGTGCTAACTCTTCTACGGTAGACATCGCAGCACTTGGTGGTCGCACCACGATTAGAAACTCGCTACTCGTTCAGGGTAGCACCACATCCAACTCCACCATTAAATTGTCTGGTGGTCTGAATGCTGGTATTATTGCAATTGATAGAGCAAGATTCGGCACTTCTCCATCAGAGCACATCGTTGGATCTCTCGACAATCCTAACATCACGTTCCTCAAGTATATCCAGCTTGGTAGACAAATTGATACCGCTGGTGTTGGACCTTGGGGTGGTGATCAGTACCTCCTATCTGGTGGTCAGGTTGCTGCAATTGACAACATTACTCCAGAATCGAGTGCAACATGGGTTGCTAACGAGACCTATTCGTTCATCACACCTACTGGTGGTACAGGTAGCGGTGCTCTGTTTACTGTTCAGGTTCTATCTGACGGTACAGCAGACATTACTCTAGTATCTCCTGGTTCTGGTTACTCTGACAACGATCTGCTGACTATTGAAGCAGCGAAACTGGGTAACTCTGGTGGTGCTGATCTATCATTCAGAGTTAATGGAACTAATGATTCTGGTAACGTATACTTACTACCTATCACTAAACCATCTGTCAATGATTTCCAGATTGGTGATCTACTGTTTATCGAGAGAGCAGTAGAAGTAGCTGGACAGGATACAAACATCTCTCCTGTTGGTGAGGAATACAGTGAACTTCTTGAGGTTGCTGGTCTTACCAATATCACTGACCCTGCTGATCCTCTTGGTTTCAGAATCTTGGTTACTCGTGCTAAAGATGGTACAACTGCAAGACAGGATCACCCAGATAATGTAATCATCTCCAAGTTTGATAAGCAACTCAATGCTTCGTTTATCACTGGATTTGACTTTGATAACAATGGAACTCTAGATCCTACATCTAGTGTTACGATTAACGATAATGCCGTTCTAACAATCGTTGCTGATGGCACTGATATCGTTACCATCAATTGGAATAACGAGACTAACACTAGTGTTGGTGCTGATTACGGTGAGTTTATTACAATCGCTGGATCAGACATTGTTGGTCTGAATGGTACATGGCCAATTCAAGGTGGTATCAGTGGTCCTGCATCTAGTCTAGAGATTAAGACAAGTCAATATGTTTCGACAGGAACTTACATCTGGTCTGATCAGGCTGCAGCAGCTGAAGTTAAGATCAATAGTGGTGCTGGTCTACTAGCAGATTCGGCATCTGTTAGAATTGGCGTTGCAGAATTTGGTGGTGTTCTAACTACCAGCGATTACCTGCTCCTATCTGATTCTGAAATCGTTAAGGTTGATGCTTTGGTATCTACTGACATTCAGTCTCTGGTTGTCACTGACGGTGGTGATCCTGAAGTCGAAGTATTTAAGGTTGAGTCTACAACTGGTAATACCTTCGTTGGTAACACACTATCAGTTGGACAAGGATTTAATAAGTTCATTGTTGATGGTGGAACTGGCGATACCGTAACTCAAGGAAAACTAACCACTAACAATGATCTAACCGTAAGAGGATCTGTTGTAGAACTTACCCAGTTCTTCACCTTAACCAACGGTGGTTCATCTGGTATTGCTGAAAGAAACACACTTCGTGTTGATACTGCAACTGGTGATCTGGAAATCTATGGTGGTGACTTCAATATCTTCGGACCTGATGGTACTACACCACGTCTACAGTTCAACAATTCTTCAGGTGACTTCACTACCTTCGGTTCATTCTCTGCTCTGGGAACTGGAACATCTGTATTTGGTGGTAGTATCCTTGCTAGTGGTGATCTTACCGTCAACGGTGGTGATCTAACGGTTAACTCTGGTGGCACTGAAGTCTTCGGTGTTGATGAAGATGGCGCGGTTACTGTCGCTGGTATCTCCAACTACTTCTCACAAACTGGTGGTCGTAAGTGGGTCTATAGCGATTCGTTTGATGTTGATGCAGAAGCAAATACAAACTACTTCCTCAATGTCTCTCAAAATACGGTCGTTAAATTGCCTTCAGGAGCTTTGATTGGTGACATGATTAGAATCGTTGATATCGGCGGTCTACTTACTTACAACCTCTCGCTGATTGTAAGAGCACCGTCTACGATTAAAGTTCAAAATGCAGGTGATAATACAGGCACCACTCTACTAACGGGTAATACTGCTGACCTAAATGGTTATGATGGTGGAGAACTAGTTGTTCAAACACCTAACGCTGGATTCGCACTAGTATTTGCTGGTACAACTGATCCAGATGGTAATACCGCAGTTCCGATAGGAAAAGACGGATGGTTCTTAATCGAGGTTTGATTTAATGTTCTACCAGGAGTCAAAAACAGCAAGAGCGGCAGTGGTTGGAACCATTATGCCATGGACGGGGGGATTGTCAAACATCCCTCCTGGATGGGTGCTATGTAGTGGCGGTGTTGTAGATGCTGCAGATTATCCATTACTTACACAAGCAGTTGGTAATACATATGATGCTTTAGGTGGATCTATTACAGGAAATTTTCCAAATTATACTGGGACAATTAAACTTCCTGATTTGAATGAAAAAGCTTTGATGGATATTGAAACTTCTTACTTTGCTGCCAGAGTATCTGGTGGCACTGGTAGGGATGCAGATATAGATCCTGATGCGCTTACTATTATGTCACCAATTATCGGTGACCATGAGGATAATGGTATTACCACTATCTTTACAAATGTTACCATCGATGTTATCTTCAATATCAATGCAGATGACAGAACTGGATACCAAGGAAAAATTACAGGCAACACAAAGGAAGATGGAGAAGGTGTTGCTACAATTTATACTGGTCCTAGAAAATTAGGAAGAAAGCACGTTAAGAGACATAATCACCCAGGAACATATCCAACGTTGGAGGTTCAGAATCCACAACTACCTGGAGATGGTGTTGCTGGTTATGAAAATATTGCATACACTTTATATCACTCGCACGTTGATAATGAGGGTGGTGGATCTACAGGTGATACTTACTACTTTGGTTGGTCTGCTGATAGTGCTGGTGATGGTTCGGCAGGTAATGTTACTGCTGCTCCTGGTCTAGCAGCTGGTAATGTAACTGGTAGTACAACTCCAGCTGGATCAGAACTTGATTATATGTTTACTTGGCCAGCAGCTAATGATACAATACCATCTGGATATAATGGAGGATCGCAGGGTGTTGTTGTAGCACATGTGAGATCGGAGAACCCTCCCGTTAACATGAAACCCCAATCCGTACTAGGATCTCCAATTTCAAGTCAATTTGCTGTAACTAATTTAAGACCTGAAGGACCATTTTTGGATTCTAATCGTGCGGTTCCAGCTGCAGCTCGTGGTGGTAGTTTTAATATTCCTTCTGGTCTTAAGAACTACTATGATTCTTCAAATCAAACAGCATCACAAGTTCGTGCTACGATGATGAGTCATGCTGGAGTTAATTTTACCTCTAATGATCTGGGTTTAGGTGGTAATGTAGGTGATTCCATTGAAGCACATGATCACGGAGAGTTTGATATTGAGTTTGACTCTGGTGGTTTGAGACCTGCAACTAGTATTATCACTGACGTTAACTTGCCTGGTACAGTCAATGTAGATAATACACAGAATGAGAGAGCATTGCAAATAGATATGAACATCTCACAACCAACACTTTCCTGCATATACATCATCAGAGCATACTAAAATGGCAAAGTCAATATCTACTAATTACGCCAGACAGAAATCTCACTGGGGTGGTGTTCCTGGAACTATTCAGATGCATACTGTTTACGGAATGGGATTTAATAATGATCCTAGTACGGCAGTATTCAGAGATAATATTCCTGGTGGATTTTTGAGGTGTGATGGATCTATTCTAAATGTAAAAGATTATCTGCTATTGTCTAAAATTTTAGGTGTAGGAACCGAATGTAGATTTGCAAAAGAAAATGCAGTTCTACGTGATCCAGATGCTGACACAGGAGATCTTGGAACATTTCAGATACCTGACCTAGGATCTAAAGTTATCATCGGTGGTAGAGGATCTGGTGAGTATCGTGATACAACAATGGAGAACAAGCCCAACCAGAATAAGGTTGGTGTTGAAGTAACTCCACAGACACCTCTTGGCGAAAGACTATTTACAAATTACGTCTCTAATACTGGTGATGGCATGAAACTTACTGCACAAACATCTATTCCTTTTAGAGGCAATATCAAGTACAACATGCCCTCTTATGTAAGTCCAGAGATTCTTTCTATTGAACAGTATCAAGCACATCAACATGAGGCTGACTCACATGTTCTAAACACCACAGCGTCTCAATATCGTATTGATGGTGATGGATTGACTGGTGACTCTGATACAGCATATAGTGCAAACGTAGAAGCAGAAAATATTTTGGATGAAACTCAACCAAACGTTCAAAGAGGTTCATCTAGTCACGATCACAGAATTTCAAAACCTTTTACTTATGCTCAAAACTTCAGTTATGCATTCCCTGCTGCTAATATTCCACTAGATGATATGGAATCATACATCGATGTTGACACAACTAATTTAGAAGTATTGAACCAGGTTGTAACTCCTTTTATTATGGTACATTACATCATTAAGTTCTGATATGGGTCAATATAACAGTCAGTATACTTATAGTAGTAGCTTAACATTAAGAGCTGATGTAAAATACGTCCAGTACATTACTGTTGGTGGTGGTGGAGGTGGTGCCAGACCTTTTGCTGGAGCTGGTAGAGTTCCTCAAAGTGGTGGTGATACCAGACTCAACACAACAGGATTATGGTCTCAAGGTGGTAGAGCTGGTGAACTAAATCGTGGTGGTTATGGTGGATACGGAAACTATTCCTATGGTAGGAATGGTGTAATTAATAATTCTGGCGGTGAGTTTTTGCGTGCTGCGTCTGGTTATGGACCATATGGATTTGGTGGTGCAGGACAGTGGCGTGGTCCTCCAAACTCTGGTGGCGGCGGTGGCGGCGGTGCGTCAATCGCAACATATTATCGAGGATCAAGTGGTGCTGTTGGTGGTCAAAGCGTAGGTTGGACTATCGGACAAGGTGGAGTACAGGGTGGTAATGGTAATAGAAGAAGAGGTTATGTTGGTGGCATTTATATCAGGCAAACCACTTATGATAGACCTTCTGCTAGTATAAGTGCTAATCCTTCTTCTATCATTTTAGGCAGCTCCACTACATTAACCTGGACTACATCTGGCGATATTGATAGTGTTAACATTAGTGGAATAGGTAATGTAGGTACGAGTGGATCTTTATCTATTAGTCCATCAGGATCAGGAAATTGGACACTTAATGCAATTAATCCAGCATATACGACACAAGATACAGTTACAGTTACTGTACTGATTCCACCAGTGGTTACTATGTCTTTTGACAATGACACTATTGTCTTGGGGGAGAATGCTACCTTGACATGGACTGTTACTGGTGATGCTGATCAAATGACTATTGATAATGGAATTGGTGTTACTAACCTAAATGGTTATCAAACAGTTACACCAACGCAATCTATAGTTTATACAGGAACTGCTACTGGTGTTGGCGGGACAGGTAGTGGTACTGCTGTGTTAACAGTATTGCCACCACCAACATTGAGTGTTTCTGGTCCAATTGTTGTTGACTATTTGGATGATATGCCTTTTAGTATAAGTGCCACAAATGTACCTGGTGGTGTTAGTTTTACTACTGCATATGTCAATACAAATGGTACTCAAGAGCAGGAATCTTCAGTAACTATTCCAGGTAGTAATGGTGATCTGGTTGAGATTACAGATTTTGCATATACTCCTGCATATGATAATTTTGGTCCAACATCAGTAACATTTTTGTTTACTGCCAATGGATACGGTGGATTGGTTGCATATGAGCAAGTAGTTATTCCTGTCACTATCGACCAGACACCAGATGCCATTGATATCCCTTCAACCGAAGACAAATTAAGGGATGAAGAACCTGTTGTTACGCCTAATGTTGAAGTTACTAGTGAACAAATTGTTGTTCAGGATATAGATATTCCTGTAGAGATCAAGTCAGATTATCCTATTCAAGTAGAAATCGAGAATGGTGAT